AATAAAAATGGTCGGCATGATAGGATTTGAACCTACGACCCCTGACACCCCATGAAACCGATTGTAAGTTATCTAACACATTGATTATAAATATAAATAATAAATTTATATGTAATTACATACAGTGCCTGATATACAAAATATGCATTATAAGAATCAATGGGTTAAGGGGAGTTTTGCCACTGTATTTATGTCTGTTAGCTTAGATTTGAGCGAATAGCGGGCATATATCTGTTAAATGGTGAAATTTATCTGCACTTCCAGTAGTTGATAGTTGGAGATAATAGAAATATAACAAACAGAAAAAGCTCTTGATTTTATTTAATAGCTATAAAGGATTCCAAAAATACTCCAATGATTTTGTTCTATATAGTTATCGAATCTTCTCAAGAATAGATGCTTCTAATACTTACTGAGGTTTTAGAGCCTGTAATAAACAGGCTCTTGTTGAAAATTATTTTTTACTTTTAGATCTTTTTTCCTGTATGTTTTCCACTATTAATTTTAAATTGTCACGCAACTTGTTAAGCCAATAAGTACCAATTTTATAAGTCAAATCCTCAACCAATTCAGGGCTTTCTGATTCTTTTATAATACGTTTTACAGCGTGCTCGTAAAATACCTTTTGTTTAGCATTAAATGTTGGATAAACCTTCTCATATACTTCACGATATCTGCGCACCTGACGGTATTTATAAATGTCATTTGGTATTATACGAATAAGGTTGTCACCCGCCTCAAACTCAAGGAATGCTTCATTGCCAGCTTTTGTAAGAGAAACTAAAAGATGTAATCTTGCACGCTGCGTATCAATATTTTTTGTATGATAGTTATCTTTTCTTGCAGCTAAGGAATAAGCAGTTGCTAAATATCTGTCAGCACTTGGATAGTCTTTAAATGGTATCATGGACATTGCATATTGTACCCAGAAATGAGGATCATTTATTAGGTTGGGTATTATATTTTTAACTTTTTCATAAAAGTAGTTTATTTCCACACGCCTTTGCGGAAGAAGTTTTTCAATAATAGAGAATCTCAGTAGGGACGTAATTAAAGCAGATAATCTATTATCTTTTGCATCTTTATTAATAATGTGTAAATGCCCGATGATTTTAAGTAGTTGATTCACAACATATTTGCTTTTAAATACATTTGTTATAATAAATCTAGACAATGTGCTAGATTTAGTCTTAACCATGCCATTACTAATAATAAATAAGTTTTTCACACCTTCATTCTCAGTAAATTCTGAACTATAAATTTTTTCATTGACAGCCACATCCGAGATCAAAGATCTCATCAAAGGGAGACCAATAACATCTAATAATAAAATAGCAAACACTGTTTCTTTATATTCTTTATTGTTCAACGCAATATCGGATATTTCTCTAATTCTAGATTGTATAGCTTCGGATTTGAGAATGGATAATAGTAAGAACGAAAGTTGACTTCTAGCATTTTCATCAAGTTCTGATAATTTCTCATGCCTAGATAATCCCGCTTTTTCGCCCCATACACCTAGATGATCAACTATATTGATGAAATTATCGACTTCAGAATCTGATAAATAATCAATACTATGAGTTTTAAAACTACTCATATCCATTGCTAATAAATGTTGCTTAGTGTTTTCATAGCCAAAGTGCCGAGTGGTAAGTACAAGTTGTATATTGTCCTTACGGTTTTCTATAGCATAACGAGTATCATCAATACAGTTACTATAATCATCTATGAAGATAACAATTTTCTGTCCTAATTTGGACAGTAGTTCAATGTCCTTACTGAAGCTAAATTCATTAAATAAATAATAAAAACAAAGGTACCCTCTCCTGGATAATTTCGACATTAATATCCGGGTCATAATACTTTTACCATTACCTAAATCGCTGGCAATTAAAATATCATTTTCTGTTTCTATGTGAGCAATAATCTTACTAACTTCTTCACGTAAAATTATCTTATCTTGCATATTATCATTGAGAGTAACTTGATCTATATAACCATCACTTACTTTCCCAAAAATCATAAAATTGGCGACATTATTATCTCTTATTTCTTCATGTTCTTCTTCAAGAGTGTAAAGCTCTAAAGAATTTATTAAAGTAATATCATTATCTTGGTGTGATGCTTCAATACAGTTGGCTATTAAATGAGAAAATGAATTAATACCAATATTTATTACTTCACCAAACATGGCTAACTTATAATTTTGGAATTTGGTAGTACCTTCTTTAGTAATAAAAAAGGTTTTATTTTTAATTGATGGGTCATTAAAAAAAATCTTTTGAATATCGATGTCATACATCGAGTACCCAAGAAAAACTATAGCACTAGAATTGTCTATATCGACTTTAAATTGTCTATACCAACTCGATGTTAGAAACTGCTCAGGGGAAAGATATGATGATGTTGTTAGTTTTATAGTAGAATCAAGGTCGCTTTCCTTTGAACGCTCAATTCTACCATTAATATGGAGACAGATATCTTCAGCAGATTTATACTGATTTGGCTCATCTTCGAGCGTTAGAGGAGTGACCGATTTACCTGATTTATTCAAAGAAAGTTCAATAGCATTATCATAGTTTGTAGTATATATCTTTCGCCACTTGATACTGAAGATATCTACTTGTTCTTGTGTAACATTTTTAATTGTATAATTATCTTTAAGTATTTTAAGAAGTTCATTTTTTTGAGGAATGTTATTAAGAAAGAAATCTGAAGCTACCATTAAATCATCACACTGTTTAATTTCTTCAATATATTGAGGATCGGCACCGATTTCTTTTAAATAGTTTGCTGACTTATTTGAAATTTGTAAAGCAAGCTCTTTTGCTAAAGGAGGAGTGCTTCCATTTATGTTTATTGAATCTTTTGAAAATCCTGCGCCTACAAATACTAAAGCATTTCCTGTCGAAATTAATCTTTTGAGACGATCATAAGTTTCATCACTTATTGATTCGTTAGCTGAACTTGCAAGTTTAAGAGTATTTAGCATAGCAGCCATGTTTATCTCCATATAAAAGAAATTTACTTGAAATATAGTCAAAAATCCACTTTAAAACTTCATTTACACAAAGAACATACAGTTTATTTTCTAGTTTAACAAGAGGGGGGCTTTTCTGGGCTCACGCGCTACGATAAATTAGACTCATTTTTACAAAAAATAATATATATAATTTAATTTGTTATTGGTTTGATGTTACGTAAAAACCTTTAACAGATCCATCTGTAAAGATTTGATTCGAAATAAGGCATACAAAAAATTTTACTTTGATTGAAATTGCCACTTCAAAGCAAGCGCGACTTAGAGTGTGTAAATTTAAGAATTTCCGATGGTGATAATAGCTGCGTCAAATATTGACAACTCACACCCATCACCAACTGATTGACTTGTTCTACGTTAATAGGTGTAGAGTTATATTAGATTAGTCCGCTTCTGCCACAGAGCAGTCTGTCAAATTAGCATTGACTCTGTACCACAGCCGTTTCAGATAAAATCTGTATTAATGCAATTTAAGCAATTTCACAATGTGGCACTTCAACCCATTGTACATGGTTTTCTGTATAAATCTTGGTTGACTCTGCATCACTATGAGCCATTCGAGCTTGTGGATCAAAACCACGTTGTTTAAACATAAAGGCCGCCAATGCTCTTATTTCATGAAAGGTTGGTCTTTCATCTAAAGGCAAATGATTGGCAACACCTACTTGATCACGCAATGCTGAAAATGCACGGCTAAGGTAATCTGGTGCAACTTGTGTTTGATGATTCACTTCTTTACTCACCTTATTTGGGATGCGAGTAGGTAGTCTATGCACAATATAAGGGCTTGCCACATTGTCACGGCTATTATCGATGATTTCCTTAAGCGCTTTACCTATGGGGATCGCAATATGAGATGCCTCTTTATGTTGCACTTTTTGTCTGTGAATATAAATCATCCCGTATATTCCATTTAAGGGTTCTTTATACCATAAGCACCCACAGATGCCTTCTTTGGGGGCTTTGATATTGTATTTTATGCGTGATACTTCAAGCCTTGCTTGTGTTGTTTGTAATGCCAGATCCATTGCTGTTCTTAACCAAGGTTCTGCGGACGCTCTAATTTTAAGAAAATCATCATAAGATAATCTTCTACGTTTTTTCCCATCGACTCTTTTCATTTTTTTACGTTCAGCTGGGTTATCAAACATAAGAGACTCATCCATTGCGTAACTAAAAATTTTCTTTAGAAAACTTACCTTACGATTTTGTACATTAGCAGAAGCATCGGCATGATATTCATTAATATAGCCATTTACATGTTCCAGTGAGATTTTATTTGCGGGGATATCTTTAAAAAAGATCTTAATTCTTTCTAAGTCATTAACCCAGTTACTAAGTGTACTGTCTGATGGTTTCTCATCATTAGTTATCCGCAAAAATAACTTATCTAAATGTTCTGAGAGAGGGAGGGCCTCTCCATATTGCCCTCCCGAGTCAATAATTAATGAGTTAACAGAAACGCATTTTTCTGGTCGCATAATATTGTTGTATTCTCTGGCTATTGCGATAGCTTTTGCTTTATCTGCACCAATACATTTTCTTAAACCATTAGTTAATGTAAGGCGATATTGTTTAACTGATTTATCAAAATAAAGAAAGTCAGGTAGATGCCTAAATTCCTTTCTTCTAGGTCTACTGGCCATATCACGAAGCCCTTATTAACTCATCGACACATGAAGAAATAACGGACTCGATACCCCAACGTTCGGATGAATATATCCAAACAGAACAATCAACGATTTTGCCTTTTAATAAACCTGTTTCTACCCATTTTTTTATGGTTCTATTATCTGGAATAGAGCCTACTTCAAATTCTCGTTTAGCCCACGCACTAGCTTTCATCAGTTTTCCGCTCATTTTGGTCTTGCCTCATCATTAATAAAATAAGTCGGTCTGCTGTATCACAGGAGTGTTTGATTTCTGCGTCAGTGCATGGTCTATTTCTTACACTGAACGCTAACCGACCTAATTTAATATCAAAACTTGTTAATACTTGGTTCCCTGGTTGCCAAGGTGTTAATAATTTCATGGTGGTTACCCATTGGTCTTGAATAAACCACCATGCTAATAACAACGAAAAGTAAAAACTGATTATGCTTAATCAACTTTTTACTCGAATAATTCCCTCCACTGGATAGCACTCTGCAATTCTCCCTTTGGTCGCGAGTACCTCTTTATCAATTAAACAATTTTGTTCACTCCTTTGTTGTTCAGCGAGAGAAGGCTGAAGTTCAATTTTGACGTGTGCAGGAAAATCGTATGAAACATGGCAACGTCTATCTGTTGAAACAAAGCCATGTGTACCATCAGGTAATGTGATCTTTACGGCTTGGTCTTTTTGTTGAGAGTGTCTAAGCATTGGTCTTGCCTCTTTGTGACATGTCACTTAATGAATAATAGCTGTATTTATAGGGTGCCCCAGTTGTAGCAATAACGCTTTTTGCATTGATGAAAGTGCTTGCTGTTCTTGCTCTGTGACATTTTTTGTTGATGCTGTAGACCATTCGATACTGCATTTATTAGTTGCTTCATCATGGGTAATAACAACTTCTAACTTCATGGCCATAACGTTTATCTCCTGATAATGCGCCCAATAAAGGGCGCTATTATGAATTAACGAACCATTAATGATCGGTCACCGACTTCTAAGTGAGCACCAGGTATTTCAATTCCGTTTTCAAGCGCTTCTTTGATGCCTTTTTTATCAGGTGCGGTGATGGTTTGAACATCAACCAACTCATCCGGTAATAAAGCCTCATTGTCGATAATGACTCGAACAACACCAGCTCTAGCTGTGAATGTATTTTTTGTTGTTTTTAATTTATCTAATCCTGAAGCCAATAAGCAGTTAAGAGCATATTTCTTTAGGTTTTTAGCTTGGTTTTCGAATGATTTTTTACGATCAGATAAACGTTTAGATTCTTCATCCAGTGTTTTAGCTTGACCTTCGATATTGCGAACGTGATGCATAATTGCATCCAATTTATCACCTAGCTCGCCCTCGATACCTTCCAATGTATCTGCGATATCTTCAGGAGAGAATTCACCTGTTTCAACGAGTTGCTGTAATTTTTCATAATTGGTCGCCAGTGCGATAGCAGTAGTTTTGGTCATTAGATTGCCTCTTCTTTCTGTTTCAGTTTGTCTAAACACTCTTTTTCGATTTGGTTTAATCGACGTAAACGGCCAGACAAATACTTCTCGTAATCTTCGTCACGACGTTCTTTGGCTGATTTAATATGTGCAGAAATTTCGCGCGTTAATGTCGATGCAATACCTCGTAATTCATTTGCTGTAACAGCACTACGCATCACTTCTGTATGTTTAGTAAATTTCTCGTCTAATTCTTTGCGAATACGTGTGATATCTTCCGCTTTTTCACTGGCATTTTTGATTTCAAACTCAAGTTTATTGCTTACTATATATTCAGGGTTATCATGCATACCCATAAAGACATCAGAGCTAAAGCCAAGCATTGATAGGGCTTTTTTGATGGCATCAGTGAGTGATTTTTTAATAACTTCACCGTCAACCTTAATGCCATAGTTAGTTTGATAGCGGTATGGTGTTGCACCATAACTTTCAAACTCACCGCGAGTTTCACATTCGATGATGTACCAAAAACGGATCTTAATTGAGTGGTTTTGTTCGCAGAATAACGAGCCATCAGCATCACGTAAAAAACGGGTTGCGACTTGTTTATTACGCTCATCAAGGACAGGTTCTAAAAGAGGCTTTCCATCAATAAATTTTTCTTCAAGGACTTCATATCCCCAACCTTCCCCAATAGGACCGAATATTTCAGTTGCACGCATAAACATGTAAGTGCTGTTTATACTGGTCCCCGTAAATCCCACGCCTTCTAATGGCTTAGTAAAGCGCGGGTCTGTACGTTGTACTTGTTTCCAAATACTTAGGTTATTAGCGTCACTCGCGTTAAGAACTTCATCAATAACACTGGCACGTTGCTCAAAATTATCTTGTTGTGCTGATGGTGTTTCGGGTTCTTTAGGCTCTACAGTTTGTTCAACCACCGGAGAACTTTCTGTTTTAGGGGCTACTTCTTGCTTTTTACGTGAACGTTTAGGCTTAGTTTCCTTTTCAACGGTACTTTTGCTAGATACCGAAGGGGTATTATCCAATTGGTTAGAAGTGATACTTTCTTCTTTTTCAGTATTGCCAGTAGGCTTGTTAATACCTAAATGACGGTCAATAAATTCTTTTCGCGCATTGGGATTATCTAATAACTCAGGCTGTTTTTTACTTTCAGCTATTAACGAGAAAATCTTTTCACGTGGTATATCCAAGATGCCAGCTGTTGTGCGTAAATCCATTGACCAGCGTTTCCATGCTTTGTCGTCGTCATCTATCAGTTCTTTGGCTTTTTTTACTTGAGATGCGAGGACATTATTAGGATCAAAGTCATCTAACAGTGCTAAGGCGATTTCAGTATCTATGGTTGAATAGTTACGCTTGATACAAGATGTTTCTTCTTGTTGTTGTTCTGGTTCTTCGGTTAGCCAGCTTTCACCTAATGATTTAGCTTCTTCAACGGTGACATCTTCATTAGCAAACTCATAGATAGCCTGTGCTATTTCCATTGTTTGCTCAGCATCCATCAAAGAAAGTTTTGTTATTTCAGCTAGGCCTGTAGCGATATTACGAATTTTGGGATCTTCTTTTCCTGCCAAATATTCCAGAGCAGTTGAAAATTCATTGTTAGTTATTTGAGTCTTTCCAAATAAAAGTAAACACGCAATTCTGGGTTTTGTTCCTAGTTTTTTGAAATTCTTATATTCAATAGGTTTCCATTGAGTTCCATCAAACTCATTTTCAACAGCAAATTTTTCATCGAATATATCTAAAGTAGGGCAAACAGAGCCGTCAAGGTGTTCGCTAATTAACGGATCATCAGTGTTAAAGTTATCCATAGCTTCTGGATATGCTTCAGATAATTTTACTACTGCAGTCGCTGTTGCAAGTTTTGCATTAGCGGTGTTTAACGCTATTGCTAATGGTACAGCACCGTTGTTTGTACGAGCCTCGGTCGTAGGCTCAAATACACAGATAAAAGTTTTCATTGGTCTTGCCTCTTAATTTCCTGATTTTGCTAGTTTAATAGCTCGCTTAATGCCTGCTTTTTTGATAATTACACGCTTATATTTCCCATCAATGGGATTAGAGTAAGCCGTACCTGTTGAAGGGTAATATTCAACTCGTCTCTTACCTCCAATGATAGAAATATGTTGAGTGCCAGAAACTATCTCACTGTTATTTTCATGTTCAATAACAGATAGTTCAGCATCTAATACAGCATCAATTGCTAGATTAATTGCATCCATAATGTTCACCATCAGTAAGGAATTTCTTCATCTTCTTTAGCTATTGGTTTGCCTTCCAAGCAGAGAAGCATTTGGATTTGATCTTCTAACAAACTTGTTTTTACTTGGGCATCAGCTAGGATTTTTTCTTGTTCATTACGTAGAAAATCAATTTCAGCGTGAATGAGATCAGTTTGAGTAGGCTCTTTAAAAGGAACATCAACAGTGTGTTCAGCAATAACAAAACCTAGTCCAGCATTGGGATCGGCTTTAAATGCGTAGGCGTTATATTGGTAAGAACCATCGAACTGTTTTTGAGCATGAATATAGAGTGTGACTGTTAGTCTTTCAGGTTGTGCTTTCATAGCAACTCCTTTAAAATAACTGCGATCAGTGATTTATCATTGGTCTTGCCTCTTCTAGCGTTTGGTCGCGCTAGTAGAACTCCCGATAGCTTTGGTCGGCAATTCGGGGTAAAGGAACCCACTTCGGTGGGTTTTTTTACGTCTAAAATTTGTTGCCCGTCTTTCCGAGCTGTCAGGTCTGCCTTGTAGCTTTGGTCGGTAACTAATTAAATTCCCTGGTATTACTAAAAAACTTGCCGTTATGCCGTGGTAATCATGACAGGTCGCGATGAGAGCTGTGCTTCTCCTCCGACATAACAGCAAAACTAAATCTGAACACTGACCTAAACACTTGCTGTGTTGTTTTTGGTTGCTTTAATATTAGCGCTGCTATTTTGATTGTCAATAGCATTGCTAATATTTTGAGTTAAAAAAACCACCGTATCGACGGTGGTTGTATGTAACACATTGTTATTTTATGCAAAATCAATCATTTTAATAGGAAGTGATTTTATTACTTTTCCAATAATTCGGAGATCATACATTTCTGACTCTTCAATATAAAACGTTTCATAAGCAGGATTATCTGATTTAACAGCTAGTTTTCTGCCCTTAACTCTTTGTAATCTTTTTATAAATAATGAATTTTCAAAACTAAACACATAAACACCATCGCCATCAAAAAATTCATTATGAGTATCAACAAAAACGACATCTCTTGGGTTTATTGCTGGAGACATGCTGTCACCGCTAATGTTAATTATTTCAATCCCTTTTAAACTTTTTCTACCGAATAAATCGAATACTTTTTCTGGAGAGAACTCAATAGATTTTATAGTGTCAGGGAATTCGTTATTTATAAAGCCACCAGGGCCTGCTTTTGCATATACATCCATCAGTCTTAAAGTCGTATGTTCATTTTGAGTTGATGTAGAAGAGGTTATTTGTTTTATTTCTTCTTCTTTTCCTGTTCGTCTAACGTAGTCTAACAACGTTTTTAGCTCTGGATTAATATCTTCAGGATCAACTTTCAATAATGATGCGAATTTTAAAATTGTATCAGTGTTTAAGGCTGTTCGGCCATTTAAATACTGACTTACTGCCCCTTGAGTAGCAAATCCCATAATCTCTGCGGCTTTTTCTTGAGTTAAGCCCAGAGATTCTCGTTTGGCTTCCCAAATGTTTCGTAAGTTTCGGGCGGCAATTTTATCTGATTCTGATATTTTTCTGTTCATTTTAGTATTTTATTTGTAATGCTAATAATTATCCAATAGCAATGCTATTGATTTATTAAATTAGCATTGCTAATATTCGGCTATTACATAAGCTGGAGGAAAACATGAAATTAGATCTGTATTTAAAAAAACAAAAAATCAGCCAAACTGAATTTGGGAAAACGGTTGGAGTAACTCAAGGGTTTATTAGTCAAGTTATTGCTGGTAGCTACTACCCTAAAGGTCGAAAAGCTATCGAATGGTCAGCAAAAACCAATTGGTTAGTAACTCCACATGATCTTAATCCAGTTGATTATCCAAATCCTTGGGATGGCTTGCCAAAAGGAATATTCAGTATTACAGGTATCAAATTAAAAAACTGATTATGCATAATCAATTTTTCTAGCGACAGGAGACGCAAAAATGAATTTTGATATCAACATTATCAGAGCTGAAATTGAAGATTGGGCGGTAGAACAAGGGCAAGAACATGTTGCCATCGAGATTAGTCGAGCTTACTTACGATTAGTGATTAATCAAGAACATGGTCGATTACATGCCATTGAGGATCAAACGGGTAAGGCAGACTGGAAAGCAATAAACAATAACCGGCAACAGATATTCCGTTGGTTACGTGGTGATTCTCGCGCATCTCAAAGAAAAATTGCTGAGTTAATGCCAGCGATTGAAATGGCTCTACCGGCTTCGAGGTTAGCTCGAGTACGCGGAGATACCAAAAACTATTTAGCAACTGTAGCCATTCAGCGTTTTGCTGATGCTATGACTGAAATCTTATTAGAGGGTCGTGACATGTCACACCAAATAAACAATGTAGTACGCGCACTAAATGAGATATCACGCCCGACCAGCGTGCATTAATTCAAGAGGCAAGACCAATGATTAGATCAACTGAAAAAATCACATACCGCAATGGGTTTATGCTGAATGATAAACCTGCTCATATCTCAGATATCCAACATATTTTTGATGGTAGACGCGTTATTGCGTTATTAATTTGGGAGCAGTATGAGCGAGAAAAACAAAAATTACTGTCAAAAAATTTAACCCCTGAGCAGTACCAAAATGCTTGCCGTAATATAGCTAAAGCACTGGGGGTGTAAAGTGAGAGCATCTGATTTGTTATTAGATTTTGGACGTCCAGTTGCTTATTTCCCTGGGCTAGTAAAACGTTTGGGCAGTGTAAATGCAGTAATATTTTTTAGCCAAATATTTTATTGGCAAGATAAAGCTGACTCTAAATTAGGTGTTTATAAAACATCAGAAGAAATTGAATCTGAGACGGGTTTAAGCTACCGAGAACAGCTTACGGCTAGAAAGCATTTAGTTAGCAGAGGTATTCTGGTTGAGACTAATAAACGCTTAGAGCATAAAATTTATTATCTAATTGACTGTGAAAAATTAGATTATGTCATGTCACAACCTATTGAAAATGCACCAAATGCGCAAAGCGCAACTGGGGAAAGTCACAATAGTGATTTCGCGGAACAACAAAACGAACGACCGCGACAAAACAAAACTGACGGTGGCGATGAAACAAATCCGCAGTTCGATCCTACAGAGATTACTACATATATTACTACAGATATTACTGATGGTACGTCAGGAGAACCTGACGACAAAAAATCGTCATCAAAAATTAAATTGAATTATGAAAATATTATTAATTCATATCACGATATTTTGTCTGATATGCCTGCTATCAAAGTGATGACTGATGAGCGTAAACGGAAGCTAAGAAATTTCTGGATAAAATTTAAATTCAATCAAGAACGCTGGGAGAATTATTTATCGTATATTGCCAGTAATTGTCGATGGATGATGGAGGATCGAGATAATGGGCGAGGGGGGACATGGCGACGTAAAAATTTAGATTATTTAATTACGGAACGTTGTTATGTTGCGGTTAAGGAGGAACGTGCTAATGACAAATGATTATTTCACCCCTCCATACAATCTTGAAGCAGAGCAGGCTGTACTAGGTGGCTTGATGATCAGCACTGACGAAGATAAGCGTCAACATGTGATATCACTAGTTAAATCAGGATCATTTTATTCAAGATCTCACAGTCGAATTTTTACAGAGATAGTGAAGTTAATAAAATCTGATTATCCAACAGATATCATTACAGTTAGTGACTCTTTAACACGTAGCGGTGATTTAGAAAAAGTTGGGGGATTTGCTTACATAGCGGAGCTTTGTAGATTACCTTCAGTTGCTAACATTGTGAACTACGCTCGGATTGTACGAGACAATGCAATACAGCGTTACGCTATCAATAATCTGAATACTTGTGTAGAGATGCTAATGGCGAATGATGGTCTTGATATCAACAATAAACTATCAAATGTTCAGCAGGTTGTATCAAGCATTATCGAACACGCTAAAACAGGAAAAAGCAAAGGCTTAAGACCTGCTCTAGACGTTGTTGGAGATTGGCTTGATGATGTTGATAGGCGCTTTAGTGATCCTAAAAATGCAGTGGGTTTTACTTTGGGTATAGAGTCACTGGATGAGTTAATGGCTCCCAAGCAGGCATTGAGAGGATCATTAATTGTTGTTGGTGCAAGACCCAAAATGGGTAAAACCGCATTTTATAATCGTGTTGCAACTCACTTTGCATTAAACCATAAGTTACCCACATTGCTTTTCAGCCTTGAGATGACAGACCGTGGGATCATTGAACGAATGATCTCTCAAGAAGGCGATGTATCTGCAGATATTTTTTATACAGGTACACATGATGATATGGAAATGGCTAGAGCATTAGCCAGAGCAAAAGAGATTGCAGAATCGAATATGTATATCGATAGCACTCCTGGTATTGATTTTAACCATATCATAGCTGAATGTCGCAAGGTTAAACGAGTTAAAGGGCAAGTAGGCCTAATAGCGATTGATTACCTTACCCTTATCAAGGCTGGTCAGGCTGAACGTCGTGATATTGCATATGGTGATATTACTACGGGGTTAAAAAATCTAGCAAAAGAAATGGATTGCGTTGTCCTGTTATTAACCCAACTTAACCGTAAATTGGAAGATAGGGCAGATAAAAGACCAACACCCGCTGATAGCCGTGATACAGGGCAAATTGAGCAAGATTGTGATGTATGGATTGGTTTATATCGTGATGCTGTTTATAACGATAATGCTGATAAATCTCTAATGGAAATTCTTCTCAGATTAAATCGTGATGGAAATACTGGTACCGCTTATGCTCAGTTGGTGAATTCTTATATTAAAAATATTAGTAAGGGGGAGGCAGAAAGGTTGTCATTTAAAGGAAATGATAATAGAAAAAGCTATGCACGAAAAGGACAGCAAGCTACAGAAGCATTTTAGATAAGTTAATTAGGGCTCGAACAAGCTATTAAGTTAAATATTAGAGGCAAGACCAATGGCAAAAACAGTAGCAGAACGTAAAGCAGAACAACGTAAACGGCAGAAAGAATTAGGTGTAACCAAAATTGAATTACTTGTAGATAATCAAGAATTGGAAATGTTAAAGCGTAATTGTGTATTACGCATGCCTGGTCGAGAACCGTATGGCATTATTGAATACCTACAGATGCTTATTCGGAAAGATGATGCTGAGTATAAAAAGCAAGTAGAGAAATTATCTAAACGTAAATGTAAGCGTTGTGGTGATATATTACCTGTTCAGCAATGTTGTATGTCAGGTGATTCAGAATGTTGGGTCACTAGTGGATACAAAGAGTTGAAACTGGTTATCTAACTCAACCTATTGTATTATTACAGTATTGGTCTGAACACCCAATCCTAAATATTTGCTGTGTCAACTGAGAGTCAAGTATGGCACAGCATAGCTTTATCAAAATGTCTAACGATACTCTTGTACCAGCTAACCCTGTTACGAGAGATTTTCTGCATTCAAAAATCAAGTGTGGTGATGTGCTTTCAGCGAATTTTAAGAAAGCTCGTAACCCTCGATTCCATCGTAAGTACTTCGCATTACTCAACTTAGGCTATGAATATTGGGAGCCAGTTGGCGGTACCATTTCACCTGAAGAAAAAGAGCTTGTGCGTGGTTACATCACATTCCTTTCATATTACACGGATAATGCTGACGCGCTCTTATCAGCATCCGATATCTATCTAGAAGAAGTCGCACAAAAACGTGCGCAAAATATCTCAGCAACAAAATCATTTGATGCTTTTCGCTATTGGGTTGTAGAGCAAGCCGGTTATTACGATACGTTTGAAATGCCTGATGGTAGTTTTCGTCGTGTCGCTAAATCAATCAGTTTTGCAAATATGGATGACCTAGCATTTAGTGAACTCTATAAAGCCACACTCGATGTGCTTTGGAATTTTATCCTTCGTAAGCAATTCCCCACTCAAAAAGCTGTAGAAAATGCAGTATCTCAATTATTAAGTTTCACATAGAGGCAAGACCAATGATCAAATCAAAGACCAAAGAAGAAAAGAAGTGGCTATCAGATGTAGCGGAGCTGGGTTGTATTTGTTGTCGCAATATGGGGTTTGGAGCTAGTTTGGCGGAGATCCATCATGTTAGAACAGGGCAGGGAATGGCACAGCGAGCTAGTCATACAGATGTTTTACCACTATGCCCTCCACATCATAGAGCATGTTATGAAACCGGCTTTCATGCATCACCTAAATCATGGCAAGAAATTCATGGTAGCGAGATTGAGTTATTAGAACAGACTAAGCAAGAAGTAATGGAGTTACGAGCATGTCGAGTATAAAGAGCATATCAGATGGGTTAAAACTTGATAAAACACGAGAAGCTTGGCTTCAAAATTGGTTAACTCGATTTGGTACATGGGTACATAGCGGACGTATAGATAAACGACAGAGTAGCATGATCGCTCAATTTATGGAAAGAGTAGAACGACGTGATTATCCGTATAGGCCTACGTGTAGTGATGAAGATGGTCTACTTATTCAGAGAGTTGTTGACAGTATATATCACATAGATATTCAGGCATTTAATATGTTACTTAGTCGATATGCTTTTTGTGCATCGGATAGAGCTATAGCTCGTCATTATCATAAGAATAGTGAACCAAGAATAATGGCTCGTAGAAATGGCATGTTAAGAGAAAGAAAGCCATCTATGTCTACATGCCGTAGAGAGGTCGAAGAAATATTAAATGCTGTTGAATATTTATTATACCAACCTCTAGTAGATGCATTTAAAAATAGAGAAAAAGAGATGATCGAGAAGCGAAATAGCAAAAACGTGTTGACATCTTTGAACTAATGAGCCACTATTTCAAGGTAAGTTGCCTTTTTTGTAACTTCACCAACTAACCCAGCCTAAGCGCTGGGTTTTTTGTATCTAAAACAGATAAGAGTTGCTGTTTCCTTTGTTCAGAGTTACATGTGTGTTCACGACCAATAATTGACCAAAGGTATTAAAATATCATGTTAAAACATAGTGATATGACAGAAGAGGCAAGACTTGTTTTTGAAGTTGTTCCGCATACGAAAGAGGTAACTGTTGGCGAAGTTGCACAGTTTACTTATTTAACTGAGCCACGTTGTCAATTGATATTAACGCAGTTGGCGATGGCGGGGCTAATCAAAGAAAATATCAAAGAAAACACATTTCAAAATATCTAATACTGTGAAAATGGGCGACTGTAAAAGTGTTGGTAGCACCTTTACAGTCATTCACCCGTTCTGGTAGATCACGGACAAACTAAAGCCCACTGCTTATGTGCACAAAGCATAGTGAGCTTATCAAAAAAGGTTCTCCTGATCTATGAAAAATACTGTGAATTTAAACAGTGTGAATTTAGTCAATGATGACTCACTCAGCTATATAAAAACACTTCCCGATAATTGTATTGATTTAATCGCAACTGACCCGCCTTACTTTCAGGTGAAGTCTTGTAGTTGGGATAATCAGTGGGAAAACGTAACATCATATTTATCTTGGCTTGATGAAATGCTTGCAGAATTTTGGCGGGTATTAAAGCCTAACGGTAGTCTTTATATATTTTGCGGTTCGAAACTAGCGTCAGATACTGAATTACTCGTCCGTGAAAGATTTAATATTCTAAGTCACATTATATGGGCTAAACCATCAGGACCTTGGCGCAGGGCATGTAAAGCTGATTTACGCAGTTTCTTTCCAAGCACTGAAAGAATTTTATTTGCTGAACATTATCAAAGTCCATACAAGGGCAAAAGTAGTGCTTATCTTCAGCAATGCAAAGCTCTTAAAGAAAATGTATTTAAGCCTTTAATTGAGTATTTTAAATCTGCACGTGAATCGTTAGGAATAACAGCAAAAGAAATAAAACAGGCCACAGGTAAACAAATGGCTTCACACTGGTTTAGTTACAGCCAATGGCAACTACCGAGTGAGTCTGACTACAAAAAACTGCAGGAGCTGTTTCATCGCGTAGCAAGTGAAAAGTTTAGTAGTAATCCTTTAAATCGTGATCATACTGATTTGATAGAGGTGCAGGCTTCTCTTAGTCGAGAGTACCAAGAGCTTGCTGAACAATATCAATTATTGCGCCGTCCTTTTTCTGTCACCGTTGATGTTCCTTACACCGATGTGTGGACGTATCCACCTGTGCAATATTACGCAGGTAAACATCCTTGTGAAAAACCAGCTGAAATGATGGAACACATTATTCGCTCAAGCAGTCGCGAAGGTGATCTGGTTGCTGATTTTTTTATGGGGTCGGGTGCAACACTAAAGTCCGCATTAAAGTTAAATCGTCGAGTTCTTGGAGTTGAACTTGAGAAAGAGCGATTTGAACAAACAAGAGAGGAAATAAATAACATGAAGTCATAAAGCGGATTAGCCGTATTTTACATGCTGATGTCATGATTCAGCCCCGAGTCTCCTAGTAAAGAGCCAGCTTTGCATCTGGTAAGGGTTAATAAGAAAAGAAGCACCGGTAACGAAGCATGAAAGCCAATCGTGCACTGGTTAGATCCCTCAGGGAGCAGAGCCGAACTGGGGTTATAAACTCAAGGGCATGAGCGTGGCCACTACGAGAGTGTGGTGAAATTTCATTTCCCATAACACAAACAACTCGGACACTCCGTAGGGGGTGTATATGCGCATGGACAAATTAACCAATGCTACCTACGGAACGGCTGGCTTAACTGCCTTTTTTGCAAGTCTCTCATTGTATGAATGGGGCTTTGTAATAGGGATGGGATTTAGCATGCTTCTTGGATTAGCAACTTATCTGATGACACGGAGAGAACAGCGAAAACGAACAGCATTATTTGCTGAATTGGTTCATCGAAATTGTTCTAGTGATCCGCGAGAAATCGAAAAAATAGTCGGTGAGATGCTGACTAAAGCTAAAAAGGACATCTAATGAACCTAAAACAAAAAGTGACAGCTGTTGCGAGTGCTGGCGCTGTAAGTATTGCACTAACAGTGATTGGCTATTTTGAGGGCGTGCGTTATGAACCTTACCGTGATGTTGCTGGAGTTCTGACGGTTTGTTATGGCCATACTGGAAACGACATCATTCAAGGTAAGACCTATACACAACAAGAGTGTGATGAATTACTGCAGAAAGACTTTATCAGGACGCAACAGCAAGTTGATATCCTGGTTAAAGTACCAGTCGATGATAAAACAAAAGCTTCTCTATATTCCTTTGCTTTTAATGTCGGTACCACGGCTTTTGCACGTTCTACATTGCTTAAGAAATTAAATGCTGGTGATCAGAATGGCGCTTGTGAAGAAATGAAAAGCTGGGTTTATGCTGGTGGAAAGGTGTGGCGAGGGTTGGTCAGTCGTAGAGAGGCGGAGTCAGCGTTATGCAATGGAAGTCTTTAATCATCATCGTCGGTTTTATTCTTACATTACTCATCTCGGTCGCTAGTGGCATTTATCTCTCAATTGATAATTCATGTATTAACGATAAAGCAAGCTTAGACAAACGCTGTCAGATTGCTCTCTCACATCATCGGTACTAATTATGAAACACTGGAAACTTTACATTGTCGTTGTGATGGTGGGGATTGTTGCTGGTGGTTGTGCGCTGATTAATGCACAAGCGAAAAGAATTAACACACTGACAGAAAACAACAAAGAACTGACTACCGCACTCGAAGAGCAGAAGGATATCAATATTGACTATCAAGCACGCATAGAGCGACTAAATCAACTTGATACAAGGCACACACAGGAGCTTGTTAATGCAAAGAATGAAATTAGTCGCTTGCGTGATATTAGTGAGCGTAATCCTGAACGGGTGTACATCCGAGCCAGTTGTCCGAAAGACGAAACCAATTCAACCTCCGGCATGGATGATGCAACCACCGCCAGACCTACTGACTCCGCTGTCAGAAATTATTGGCTACTCAGAGAGCGAATTGCAGAGTCAGAACAGATGATTAAAGGGTTGCAGGATTATATCAAACAAGAATGCATGGAATAAAAAAAGCCCAGCATGGGGGCTGGGCAATACTAGCAAGATATCAATTAAAGTGTAGCGATAGCTACTTAGTATAGCTTAAGTAGGTATATATACCAGATTGATTATTCCTATTTATCTCCCACTTAAATAAACAGCACAATATAAAAATAACCCTGTGAGTTTGATTTCACAGGGTGGCTGAATTTAAGCAAAAAATAAATACTCATTAATCATACTGCTATTTTTATTTCGTGCCAATAGAAGAAGGCGTAGCGTTGTCGCCGTCTCTTATGTTAGCCATGACCTGTTTTATTCTCAGCAGATAGCGCATAGTGAGAGTCAAAAACAATGAATACCGCCATTTTGTTATTTTTCGGTCATTATCAGCAACGTCAGCTGTAGGTAGAAGAAAGGGCGTGACAACCGGAGAGACGAGTACAATTCATAAGAGTCAATCACAAAGCCTATTTTAACGAATGGGCTTTTTAATAGGCTAAGGAGATAAACACAATGGCAAAACCGGATTGGGGGATGCTACAACAACAGTTCCTCGCCGAACATGCTATAACAGGAATATCCCCTAAAGAGTGGTGCGAACTAAAGGAACTAAACTACGCAACAGCACGACGATATATCAAAATATCCAGTGCGCAGAATGCGCAAAAAACTGCGCACAAGAAATTGCGCACTGCGCAGAAAAAAGAATGCGCAAAAGAGCCAATGTGCAATAGTGATATACCCACTGCGCAGAGTAATGGATCAAGTAATGCGCATGATGATGAAAACACCTTTAGTCTGCGCAATTACGGGCTAACTGAACAACAGATTAAATTTGTTAGTGAATACCTTATCGACTTAAATCGAACAGGAGCATATAAGCGAGCCGGTTATAAAGGCGAAGGAAATACAGCTTATGTCAATGCTACTCGTATGCTAAGAAATGCTAAGGTTTCACGAGCAATCACTGACGCATTAGCCGAACGGGAACGCAGAACAGAGATAACCCAAGATGCTGTATTAAAAATATGGTGGGATATCGCAACGGCAGACGTTAACGAACTGACTGAATACCGTCGATTATGTTGCCGTCATTGCTGGGGCTTTGGTTTCAATTACCAGTGGCGTGATTCAATAGAGTTTGAAGATGCGATTAAAAAAGCAGTTGTAGCAAAGAAACCCCCACCACAAGATGTGGGTGGCTACGGTTACGATGAAACATTAGATCCAAATCCTGATTGCCCGCGCTGTAACGGTGCCGGTATTGGCCGTGCGTACTTTCATGATACGCGTGATTTAACAGGGTCAGCTCGTCGAGTATTTGCTGGCGTGAAAGAAGGGAAGTTTGGTGTTGAGGTTATTACTCGTAATCAAGATGAAGCGCTTAAGATGGTTGCACAGCATTTAGGCATGCTAAAGAACAAGACGGAATTAACGGGTGTCGATGGTGGTCCTATTCAAACAACAGGAATAGATTTAAGTCACTTAAGCTTCGAGCAACTTCTTCAATTGAGAAAAAAGGGTGAAAAGTAGTTCTATTTAACATAATGGTTCTAATGCGCCCCTTCACTTTTGAACTCAGCTAAAAATACAACCTAAACCGTTAAAAGTAACAATCTTCTTTCTGTTTTAATGCCGTTTTATTGTTAATCAATTGTTATCAAAAACATGAAAATCATTTCGTGCCAATTACGGCATGAAAGGGTTATTTTTGTCACTTTAGGTATCTCTATGGATGTCAATTTCGACTTGTTTGATGAAGAAGTCAGGAGAGAGATAGCTAGACGTAGTTTGCACGAATTTATTCAGTATATAAACCCTGAATACATTACAAGCCATTTTTCTCAAACGGTATGTGATGCGCTCGACCAGTTCTTGATTGATATGATGGTAGGTAAGCGCCCTAAATTAATATTAGGGGCACCGCCACAACACGGTAAGTCTGATATTGTTTCTCGCTATCTTCCCGCTTATTTCTTTGGAAAATACCCTAACATGCGTGTGGGTGCGCTGTCTTATTCTTCAGATTTAGCCGGTGATATGAATACCGATGTTCAGCGCATTATGATGTCCGATGAATATCGCGTGCTATTTCCTAAAAGTTGGTTAGGCAATAAGCCTGAAAACGGCATTGCAGTTAAACGTAATTCTGACGAGTTCGGTATCGCTAATCACAAAGGCAGTTATGTTTGTGCCGGGGTAGGTGGCCCATTAACGGGTAAGAAAGTTGACCTCGGCATTATTGATGACCCGATAAAGAACTCGAAAGAGGCACTTAGCCCAACTGTTAAAAAATCAATTTGGAACTGGTACGTTTCGACCTTTAAGACCCGTTTATCAAAAAATAGCGGTGAAATTATCATGGCCACTCGATGGGCAACTGATGATTTGTCTGGTCAATTAAAAGAAAAAGCGCCTGAAACCAAGGTGCTTGCATTCCCTGCCATTAATGAGAAAGGAGAAGCGTTGGTACCAGAGTTACACCCAATCGACAAACTCCTTGAGACAAAAGCAATCCTCGGTGATTACTTTTGGTCTGCAATGTACCAACAATCACCTAAGCCGGGTGATGGTCAAATCTTCCACGAAGAATTTGCTCAGTACTATCTACCGAAAGACCTACCTGAAAAATTCGATAAGGTTATCCATAGTTGGGATATGACCTTTAAAGACAGTGACGGTACTGACTATGTGGTGGGGCAGGTATGGGGCAAGAAAGACGCAAACGCTTATCTACTGTATCAAATTAGAAAACGCATGAGCTTTACTGAAACCTTAAAATCGGTGAAATGGTTAGCTGAAAAATTCCCTGAAGGACGACGTAAGCTGGTGGAAGACAAAGCCAATGGCCCTGCTGTAATCGACTCTCTCAAATCAACCGTATCAGGGTTAATTCCCGTCGAGCCAGATGGTAGCAAGGTTGCTCGTGCTCATGCGTGTACTACTGAGTGGGAGGCTAGGAATGTGTGGCTACCTCACAAAGATATTGCGCCGTGGATTGTGGAAACCGTAGAGGAAATTACTACATTCCCGTTTGCTGGCCATGACGACACAGTGGATGCCATGACGCAAGCATTACGCGATTTATATCAGAAGAAAAAAGGCAGTTTCTTCACAACTAAGAGGTAATTCTATGTGGTGGCCGTTTAAGAGGCGAAAAACAGAACCACTCGCACCGGTTAAACGGTCAGCATTCACAACTGACTTATATCCTGCGCTGGCGCGAGAACAGGGCTTTGATGGGATTAATTTACCCCAACCCACAATTGCAGGTGTTGCGATGGATAGCATTGATAGTTATGTTCCCTCATTTAAAGGTGAGCAGGTTTACGGTGTACCAGGGTCACAGGCTTCTTGGTATGCCTCACAAATGTTTATCGGCAACAATATGTGTGCGGTTATCGCTAAACACTGGCTGGTGGATAAAGCCTGCAATATGCCCGCGCGTGATGCAATTCGCCAAGGCTACGATATTGATTGTGATAACGATGATGATCGCGCTATCAGTAAAAAGCTCCGTAAACGTGATAAAAAATACCGTATTACACACCAACTGAAAGAGCTGGTTCATTTTGGGAGAGTATACGGCGGTCGCTTAGCATTATTCGTTGTGGAGACATCAAACCCGAAAGAGTGGTACGAAAACCCGTTTAATATCGATGGTGTGACTAAAGGGATGTATAAAGGTATTAAACAGATTGATCCACAATGGGTAACGGCCGATTTAACGGATTCCAATGTTCAAGATCCTGCCAGCATGGATTTCTACGAGCCGACCTATTATGTGATTGGTGGGCGTAAATATCACAAGTCTCACTTTATTAAGTTTGTACCTTTTCCTGTTCCTAACGTGCTTAAGCCAATGTACAACTACTTTGGCGTTTCAGTGCCAGAGCGTATTTATGAGCGTGTCTACGCTTCAGAACGTACCGCCAATGAAGCACCACAACTGGCAATGACTAAGCGTTTACTTACGATGGGGATTGCAGATCCAGAAAGCGCTGATAAGGATCTTATTCGCGAAAATATGCTTTATTTTATGGAGATGCGCGATAACTACGGTGTGCAAATGACGGGCAGTGAAGATACGGTTCAACAGTTCGACACCTCATTAGCGGATTTAGACGCCACGATTATGACGCAATATCAGCTGGTGGCATCGGCTTCCAATGTACCGGCAACAAAGCTATTAGGCACCACACCGAAAGGCTTTAACTCAACAGGGGAATACGAAGAGGCTAATTACCGCGAAGAGCTTGAAAGTATTCAATCAAACGACCTTGAAGAGCTATTACAGCGTCATTACGACATGCTCATGCGTAGCGATGGTTTACCTGTGACAGAAATCTCTATCACATGGGCGCCACTTGATAGCCCGACGGCTGTTGAGAGTGCGGATATTGAACTGAAAGAAGCGCAGACCGATGTGGCACTGGCTTCGACGGGTGCGATAGATGGGTTAGATATCCGTAAAAAACTGGCCAGCAATAAAGAGTCCAGCTATTACGGAATTGAAGTGAACGAGGCAGATTATGTCGAGGCGAATACGAGTACGAACGAAGCGAGCGCAATGGGCAATTTCGCGTCAAGCGGTCATGAAGGGGAAACCTCTGCAGTATTCAGTCGCCCCAGCTAGTCGTTATCAAGGTGACATGTCACGACTCATTAATGCAATGATTAAAGACTATGAAAAAGTGTTTAGTGAATTAAATGACGACTTTGAAGGTTTTACGATGGATGCCAGCTTTGCCAGTCAAACACGCATCTGGCTTAATCGGCTAAAACGCAAATGGGATAAGATTTTTAAACAAAAATCCACAGAGATTGCGGATAAATTTGTTTCCCAAGTCGATATAGGCGCAAAGCGTAATTTAGATGATTCTCTCAAACAGTTGTCAGGGGGGATCACCATCAAAACCCCAGCCATGCCCGAAGCCCTGAAAGATAAAATTATTGCCTCTACAGCTGAAAACGTATCGTTAATTAAATCTATTCCACTGCAATTTCATCAACGTATTGAAAGTGTTGCATTACGTTCTATTAGCCAAGGTGGTGAGGGCGCAAAGACGCTATTAGAGGAAATTAGGGATACGGGTAGCGTTACAGAAAGTAGAGCAAACTTTATTGCTGTTGACCAAACACGAAAGATTACAACTGCATGTAATTACGCTCGTATGAAATCTGCGGGTATTCGTAAAGCAGTTTGGCATCATTCAAACGGTAGTGCAGAACCTAGGGAGCTACATCTTGAGTTAGATGGTAAGGAGTTTGATTTAGACAATCCTCCTATAATTAACAAAAAAACAGGAAGGAGAGGTTTGCCGGGTGAGGAGCCGGGTTGTAAGTGCTTCTGGACACCAGTAATAGATTTCGGTGAGGAGACATGACAAAGCGACAATATGATTTAAATGGCTGGCTAGAAGTGAAAGATAACCCCATCTCTAAAGTTGGGGTTTTTGATTATTTAGGGTTTGAAATTGGCGCACCGATACCCGAAAAAATTTACAAGGTGTATCGCCCACAAGAAGAACTGGCCAGCACAGAGACAATTAACTCTTTCAAATTAATGCCCTTTGTTGATGAGCATGAAATGTTAGGGAAAGACGGCACACCCGCGGAGACAAAGGGGATACAAGGGGTCATCGGGGAGCGAGTCTATTTTGAATATCCCTACCTCAGAGGCAATATCAAAATCCTGTCTAATTCAGCGCTTAACCAAATTGAAGGAGGAAAAATTGAATTATCTCCGGGTTATCGCTGTGTTTACGATTTCACACCAGGCGAATTTAACGGTGAACGTTATGACGCCATACAACGGCATATTAGAGCCAACCATCTTGCGTTAGTTGATGAAGGACGCACTGGCGCTGATGTTGCTGTGCAAGACCATTCCGTTATTACCATAGACACAAAGGAACTTATTCGCATGAACGAAGAAGAAAACAAAGAGAAGCAAAACACTGATGAAGGTGCCTTTACGCCCGAGCAATTGGAAGCGTTAAAAGCCATTATCAAGGAAGTCATCACCAGTACTCAACCTGCAACAGATAATGATCTAGAAGAAGAGAAAAAACCTTCAACTGATTCTGATCCTGACGAAGAGCAGAAAGCAGAAGAAGCAGTCGAGAAAGCCGAAATTGCCACAGAAGAGGCTGAATCTGGCGAACCTGAAGCAGTCGAGAAAGCCGAGGTCGCCATTGAAGAAGCTGTCGAAGCGATTGAAGAAGCCAAAGGGCATCTTGACCAAGCCACTACCGATGGGCTTCATCGTCGTTTAAAACGCTTAAATCGTAGCATGACCGCCATGGACGAAATGGCATCGCTAAAACGTAAAATTAAGCGATTAGAAAAGGCCAAACCGGCAATGGATACGGGGGAGTTACTCAAACAAATCGGTGCGCGTGATTCGTTAGCGCATAAATTAACGCCATTTATTGGTGTGTTTGACCACTCAGCCATGACTCAACAACAAGTTGCCGAGTACGGTGTTGAAAAACTGGGTATTCAATGCAGTAAAGGTACAGAAGCCATTGCTCTTGATGCTTGGATGCAAGGGCGTGTGCCTGATTCTCAAAAGACCAGCTCAACAATGGACTCTGCAGTGAGCAATAAATCAATTATGGATAAATGGGGAGCTAAATAATGGCAATTCCTAAATCAGTAGCAAACGGCTTAATTTCTGGTGTTGTCGGTGAAATTAGTCATGCAGGTCCTATTCGCGCTGTTTCCGCCATTCTCAGTTCAGCAGATGAAAAGCTGAATATTTTCGGTCGCGCCTATACCTACAAAGATGATTCCGTGGAATCTGTTCAAGTTGGGGGAAAAGGGGCATTTGCGGGGATCATGATTAACCCTAAAGCCTATCGTATCGAAGAAGAATTCGCTCGTAACGGTACGCAAGGTGAATTCCTGACAATGGGGGAGGTTTTCGTTGAACTAAAAGAAGTGGCAGGAAAAATCAACGCACCGGTTGTTTTTGATGAAGCAGACGGTTCGCTATCTTCGAAAGCCACCATTAGTGCCGGTGATCGTGTTATTGGATTTATCAGCCGACACCTTGAGTCAACAGAAAGTGCTCACTTGGGCATTATTCGTTTAACAGAAATCCCATATCCAGCATCTCCAAAGGAAGGTGAATAATGCCAGTCAGTAAAATTAAGTTTCACATGTCTGGTCGTGATGTCAAAAAACATGGCCAACTAAATATTAACCCTGATCAGAAATGGACATACGGGGAATTAGCGCAAATCGGCTTTGGTGGTTTTTCTGCGATGGACTCCGCGATCAGCGGTGGTGCAATGCAGGGGGGCTTAATTCAACGCGAAATGTTGCAACACGTTTTACCGGGTGTCATTCGTACCGCAACGCGTGTGCGTGTGTTAGATGAAATCACGGGTATCGTCAATGCGGGCGAATGGCATGATGAAGAGATCATTCTGAATGTGGCGACACCAACCGGTAAAGCCGAACTTTATGGTGATCATACCAATGTGCCATTAGCATCTTATGCGCAAGACCAAGAGCGCCGTGGTCTCGTCCGTTTCGAATTAGGTTTCCAAGTGGGGAAATTAGAAGAAGCGCGCCAATCGTCAGCAGGCTTTGTTGCGATGGAAGAAAAGCGCAATTCAGTGACTGAATCATTAGAGCAAGGGCGTGAGCGAGTGGGTTACTACGGGTTTAATAGCCCTGAAACGCGCGTCTTTGGTTTGATGAATGAGCCTAACTTACCCGCCTATGAAACCGCAAAAGGCAAATGGAAAGGCGGAACCTTTGCGGATATCACTGCCGATATTACTGATATGTTCTCGCGTATTGAAACGAGCTCTGGCGGTATTATTAAAGATGACACGCCAATCACCTTAACATTGCCGTTAGGTTTTCGTTCTGCACTGAATGTGGCTAATCCTGTCGCACGCGGTGAAACAGTCAAACAATGGATAAATGAAAACTATCCTAATATGCGTCTGGTTTTCTCTCCTGAATTTGTTGGCGCAAACGGTGGGGCTGATGTGGCCTATATGTTCGCAGATAGCATTGATGATGGTTCAACGGCAACCAGTGCGGTGATCCTTCAGGTGGTGCCTGTGAAATACCAGTTATTAGGTTCACTCAACCAAATTAAAGGGTATATGGAAGATGCAACCAATGCGACTGCAGGTGTATTTGTGACCCGTCCGTGGGCGGTGACACGCTTAACCGGCATTTAATCTTACCACTTCTCTTTTTGCGCCCTCATTTGAGGGCTTTTTTATATCTAAACAACAGGAGAGCACTCCATGCCTCTTTACGCATATTGCACCTTATCAAATGACCAGAACTATACCGTGAAAGACGGGAAAGTGTTTATTGCCGGTCAAGCGAACGTGATGACCAAACACATGTACACACCACGTGGTCGTGTGACGGAAATTTCTGACGAGCAATACAAACAGCTCAAAGAAAATCACGTTTTCAATCTTCATTGTGACAATGGGTATATTACCGTTGAAGAACGCAAAGAAGATCCCGAAAAAGTTGCTACCAATATGGAAGCGAGCGACCAATCAGCTCCTGACACACCAGAATCGTTAGAAGCTGAAAAGTTAGACGTTCCTAAAACCAACAAAAAAGGTAAGTGATCATGGAGACGAGCACATTTCCTTTAACGTCATTCCGTGTGCTCTATCCGCAGTTTAACGGTGTGGGTGATGATGAAATAGATATCATTGCTCAATCTGCGTTGAACTATTTTTCTGCCTGTAAGGGTGTTTGCACTAACGAGCTGTGGATGCTCGTTGTTGCACACATGCTAACACTCAGAAAAATGATTGCTGATGATGAGTCGCCTACCGGTGTGGTGACGAGTGTGACTATCGATAAAGTGAGCGTGTCATTTACGGCACCGCCTGCCGGTTCGGATTGGTCGCACTGGTTTAAAATGACCACCTTTGGCCAGCAGTTTCTTGCACTGATCAAACGTTGTAGCGTCCCTCAATATTTGGGTGGTGGTGGCGAACGTTCAGCATTTCGTGGTGTAGGTGGGCGATTTACGCGAGGAGGGCGATTACGTTAATGACTAAATTAGCGCAATTAAAAGCGGTTTACGATGAATTGGCTAAAAAGCGATTAAGTGTTGGTTTCTTTGAACACGCAAAATATCCCGATGGAACACCGATTGCTTATGTTGCCTCTATTCAAGAGTTGGGCTATCCGGCTGGTGGCATTCCTCCTCGCCCATTTTTACGTCCGACCATGAATGACAAAAAGCAGGATTATAGTCAGTTAATTTTTCGAGCAGTGAAAGCGTCTGTTAAAGGCAATATCACGCTGGATAATGGGCTGACACAAATTGGTGCGACGGTAGCGGGGGATGTGAAAATGGCAATTAAAGCAGTCACCACCCCAGCGCTGGAAGAGTCAACGGTCAAAGCAAGAGCACGTCGCCATAGCAAAGGGAAAGCCACTGATAAGCCGTTAGTTGATACCGGCCAAATGCTTCAAGCGGTTAGTTTCGCAGTGGAGGATAAATAATGTTTGGTAACTTAAATCGTATTGCCTCACGTTATATTCCCCAGCAAAAGGTGCTCTGGTTTCGATTTAAAGAACGGGTACCCGATGAGCGAGGGAATGACCAAAATTATTATTATGATCCGATAGAAGTTCGTGGCAGTTGGCAAGCGGTTGATACCCAAGATGTTCAATCAATGGGATTAGATACGAGCCAAGTGTACCGACGCTTATATACCTCTCATGATATTAAAGCTGTGCAACGAGGAACATCTCCTGATTTCCTTGTATTCAATGGTCGAAAATATGATGTGGTGGGTGATGCAGACTGGTACGAACAAGACGGTTGGAAATCGGTGATCTGTATCGAGGCGGGTACTTATGACGGATTATGAAGTTGATATCGCCATTCGAAAACAGCTCTTGTTGCAGTTAAAAGTGGTCGGTATTGATATCTCCGTTAAAGCGGGTTTTCAATCTACTAAGCAAGGCCGTGAAGATAATATGGTGATGTTCTTTCCCATTAATGAAAACGGCTACGGCTGGCAAGGGCGTAAATATAACGTTCAAGGCAATAAAGCCAATCACCAAGAAAACCAGTTATCCGAAAAAACGTACCAAGTTCAGGCTTTCGTTACCCAGTTAGGCCATTATTCAGCGAGTGATATTACCGCTATTGTCAGAATGATCGCCAATTCATTGCCCTTTGTTGAAGCTCTCCGCAAACAAGGCATTGGCGTTCAGCGGGCAAGCGGTATTCGAACACCTTATTTTCTGAATGACCAGGGCAACTACGAACAAAACCCTTCATTTGATTTCAATGTGACATTTAATCGCACACTTCATCCTGATACAGACGCCGTGAGTGCGTTGTATCCCGATATCTATCGTATTTAAGGAACGTTATGTCTATCAAACAAACTCGCTATGTTGATATCGCGAGTGCGGTGATTGGCGCGTCTGCTGTACCGATGCGTAAGCTCACGGCTCGTGTTTTTTCAACAAACCCTAAAATTCCTGCTGGTAAAGTGCTTGAGTTTGCCAGTGGCCAAGTGGATGACTTATTAGGTACTGACTCCCCCGAGGCGCATTTTGCGCGTCAGTATTTCAGCTATGTCAGTCCAGCACCGGCAAGTAAGCCGAAAGAGCTACAAATTGCCTCTTATGAGCCTGTTGGTCGAGCACCTACCTTGTTTGGCGAAAAGACAGGCGATTTAGCTGATTTAAAACTGATTAATGAGGGTGAACTCAATATTACTATCGGCAAGGTGACTAAAACAATCACTGGGATTGATCTCTCTGAAAGTACGTCATACGCGGATGTTGCAACAGCGGTGCAAGCGAAATTAAATGCAGAAAGCGAGCCTCAATTTGCTAGCGCTTATGTCACATTTAATTCGCTGGATAGTGCCTTTGTCATTAGCGGTGGTGTACAAGAGCGTGCAGATATTAGTGTGCGTCAATCGGTACTTGCTGATGCAATGAATATTAGCCACGGTACATCATCAGCCGGTAATCCAGCGCAAACCCCGTTACAAGCCTTTATTGCTTCTGAGGCTGTTTCTGACTCTTTTGGTAGTGCAACATTTTTAACGGAACTCTCATTAGAGCATGCCGTAGAGCTTGCGCAGTACGTGGCAGGCGAAAACGTGAAGTATCAATTGCACTTGTCTGTGACCAATCAAAATGCAGAAGATTTTAGCGGGGCGTTGGTGGGTACGGCTTCAACGGGCTTAAACCTAAAAACAGCAGATAACTTCTTTGTTCAAGCGTTACCTATGGCCATTATGTCCGCCACGGATTATGACCGAACCAATGCGACCACAAACTATATGTATCGTCAATTTGGTGTCACATTCCCATCGCAAATCACGACCGATATCGATGCCGATCGCTTAGATAAACTACGGGTGAACTATTACGGAGAAACGGCGGTATCGGGTTCACATATCAGTTTCTATCAACGTGGCTTTTTATGTGGTGGGGTTGCTAACCCATTAGATATGAGTGTCCATGCTAATGAGCAATGGTTAAAAGCCTACATCGCGCAACAGTGGTTTAGTTTACTTATGGCCACACGCGGAGTACCCGCCAATAAAGACGGTGAAGCACGGGCGATGATGGTGATTGCGGGGGCGGTGACCAAGGCGATTAATAACGGCACGATCCTAGCGGGAAAAAACTTAACCGATGTGCAAAAAATCGCAGTGACAGACGCTTCTGGTGATGATTTAGCGTGGCACGATGTACAAAACAAAGGTTATTGGTACAACGCTCAAATTGTTGAAAATACAGGCCCCTCTGATTTGCCTGAGTACGTGATGAAATATGTATTGATTTACGGTAAAGGCGACTGGGTTCGTAAAGTCGAAGGCTCTCACAACTTAGTGTAAGGAACACAATATGCATGATGTATCAGCAACCGGCTTGAGTATTGTTATTCAGGCTCATAAAACCTTTCCCGCCGGTATTCAAATTACCGCCTTCGCAGATGATGCCGATCCGTTAGATTTGCCTGCCGTGGACATTGCGCAAACAGGAATGGATATCAACGGTAATTTGGTGACATGGTCAACGCCAACACCTCAAACGGTCACCATTAACGTCTTAGCGGGCAGTGAAGAAGACGAAAATCTCGCTATCTTACTGGAATCGAACACCGCACGACGTGGACAACGGCATGCAGGGGATATTATCACCATGGTCGCTTCGTATGGTGATGGTTCAACAACCACGGCACGTAACGGGAAAATTACCAATGGTAGTCGTGGTAGCTCTGTTGCCAGTGCAGGACGACACAAATCCAAAGCGTATACCTTCGTATTTCAAGACTTCGATCGCACTCGCGCACGTTAATTCTAGGCGGTTATTCCGCCTTTTTTTATGGATATTAATCATGTTAATTAAACCGAAAGAAATTACGATCACCGATGCTGATCGTGAAGAGCACACTTTTATTATTAGCCGATTACCGGCAACGATTGGACGTGAAATTCTGGCGAAATACCCTTTATCCAATGCACCTAAAATTGGCGACTATGAAGTCAGCAAAGAAGCCATGTTAAAGATGATGGCGTATGTTGCAGTGGAAAAAGAGGGGCAAGAGATTTATCTGAAGACCAGCACATTAATTGATAACCATGTGCCCGATGGTGAAGCCCTTATTCGTCTAGAACTGGAAATGTTGAAGTATAACACCAGTTTTTTCGGCAAAGACGGGAGCCAAGGTTTCCTCCAATTCCTGCTCAACAAAATCACCGGTTCACTCCCGTCGATTATAAAAACGCTGATGGCTTCTTTGCCGTCATCATCTCAGCCGG